GATGAAGCTCACAGAGGTGCCGGTTATCCCATGCGATACGTGGACCGAGGCGCAGGTGAAAGCGTTTCGGCTGATGGTGAACCGCTCCGTCGCGTGGGCCGATTGGGACATGGACGCGCTGGCTCTGGAGTTCGGAGACCTGAAGGCGCTGGACTTCGACCTGACAATGACCGGGTTCAACTCCCGCGAGATCGATGCGCTTACACTTGAGCCAAACGCTGCGGAAGACGACGCGCCTCCGTTGCCGGCCGATCCGGTCACTAAACCGGGCGACCTGTACTTGCTCGGACCGCATCGGCTATTGTGCGGCGACTCCACCAGTGCGACCGACGTGGCGCGGCTCATGGGCGACTGCAAGCCGTTCCTGATGGTGACCGACCCTCCGTATGGGGTGGAATACGACGCGAACTGGAGAAACGAGGCTTTAGCCGGAAAGCCAAGAGCTGACGGAAAGATCGGCGGCGGCGCAGGCGCAATCGGGAAAGTACTTAACGACAGTCAGGCAGACTGGCGCGAGGCATGGGCGTTATTTTCGGGGAATGTAGCTTATGTGTGGCACGGTGCGGTTCAGGCTGGCATAGTAGCCGAAAGCCTTAATGTCAATGGCTTTGACATGCGCATGCAGATCATCTGGGCAAAGAGCCATTTCGTCATAGGGCGCGGACATTACCATCCGCAGCACGAGCCATGCTGGTACGCCGTGCGCAAGTCGGCAACGGCCAACTGGGTCAGCGACCGCAAGCAAACCACGCTCTGGCAGATCGACAAGCCAATGAAGTCCGAGACCGGGCACAGCACCCAGAAGCCTGTGGAGTGTATGCGCCGTCCTATCCTGCACCACACCAAAGCTGGCGACGAGGTATACGACCCGTTCCTCGGCTCCGGCACCACGCTGGTAGCTGCTGAACTGACCGGGCGCGTCTGCTACGGACTCGAGTTGGACCCCGGATACTGCGACGTCATTGTCGCTAGGTGGGAGAAGTTGACTGGAAAGAAAGCAACACTGGAGCCGGGTTTTTCCCGTACATAAAACGAAATGGCCAGACCTTCTTACCAACCAACCGACCAAGACACCCGTACCGTGCAGACGATGGCGGCCTGCGGATTCCCGCACGCTGAGATCTGCACAATTCTTGATATCGACGAAAAGACGCTGCGGAAACACTTTCGCGACACGCTCGACAAAGCCATGATTCAGGCCGACGCAAAGGTGTCCCAGACTATGTTCCAGATGGCGACATCGGGCGAACACCCGGGCATGACGGCCTTCTGGATGAAGGTTCGCAGGCGCTGGAAGGAACCGGCGAACGATCACCGCTTCGTGGACGAGTCGGGCAAGGACCGTCCATTCCTGCTATCTGATGCTGACAGGCTGATTGCGGAAGCTGATGCCGAAATTAACAGCAGAGAATAGAGCACGATTCCTTCTAGACCCGGTAGAGTTCCAGCGCACGCAGTTGAGGCGAAAGCTCTGGGCCAAGCAGCGCGAGATCCTGCATTCAGTGGCCACCAGACCGCTGACCACGGTCAAGGGGTGCCACGCATCGGGTAAAACCTATTCAGCCGCGGGGCTACCGCTCTGGTGGCTGGTACGGTACCGGCGTAACTCCAAAGTCTTCGTAACGGCTCCGACAGAACGGCAGGTAAAGACGTTTTACAAGGACGTGCGGGTAGCGTGGGACGCAGGGCCGGTGAAGCAACTGCTGCCGATGCCGTCAACGCTTGGCCTGAACGTCGCTCCGGACCGCTACGCCTACGGGGCGAGCTCAAGCGCGGGCGTCAACATCCAAGGGCTGCACGGTGAACACGTCCTGATCATCTGTGACGAGGCTCCGGGTATCGGCTCTGAGATCTGGGACGCAATCGAAGGCATCAGGTCCGGCGGCAACGTCCACGTGCTGGAGCTTGGCAACCCGGTGGTGCCGTCCGGGCACTTTTACGACAGCCATACGAAGGACCGGGCAATCTACAACTGCATCAGCATCAGCGGCTTCGACACTCCCAACCTGCTCAACGAACTGACCGGGCTGCCGCTGACGGAAGAGGAGCTGCTGGGCCTTGACGAAACGCGGCTGGCGCGTGTAGCAGATCCTGGCCTGATAACGCGGGCATGGATTCGCGAACGTCACAAGGTCTGGGGGCCGAAGCATCCAAAGTACCTCAGCCGCGTGCTCGGTGAGTTCCCAGGCAACGACCCGTACAGCGTCTACCCGCTGGCGTGGATTGAACGGGCAAACAGGGTGCCGACGGATCTGGAGATACAGCAGAACAGCACAGAGACAGTTCAGATCGGTATCGACGTTGCGGGGCCGGGGTCAGACGAAACCGTGCTGGTGGCGCGGCGGGGCGGACAGATCCTCGAAACCCACGCATTCTCAGACAACGACCCACGTGGACCAGTGGCCAACATCCTGCATCGGTTCCGAGCTTCAGGGCGGTTGGGTCTGGTGGTAATCGACATTGCAGGCATCGGCTACAACTTCGCTCTCCACATGGCGGACCAGCGGTTCCCGGTGTACGGGTTCAATGCCGGGTTTAGTGCCATAGATTCAACGCAGTACGTCAATCAAAAAGCGGAAACGTATTGGCAGTTTCGCGAATATCTCAGAGCCGATGCAATATCAGGTCTGGTGGACGAGGAGACATCGGCGCAACTATCTACGCTTCGGTATCGCGAGAACAGTCAGGGGCGCACTGAAATCGAGACGAAGGATCAACGCAACCAGCGTGGCATACCGGGCAGCCCTGACCGGGCAGAAGCGACGATCATGGCGTTTATGCACGTGCGACCGCAACATCAAGAGCGCGCACTACCCGGCTACGAGATCTCACCGATATAGCTTGCATCCAACTGTAAGCACACTGTAAGCTATAAACCAGCATGGAACAGTTTCCCCTCGGCGAAATCGATGGCGTTCTTCCACAGTTGGATGCTATGGTTCCGTTCTACATGATGACAACCATACCCGTTGTTTGGAGCAAGTGCCCGTACATTGGCGAAGTCGATACCGGGTTCGAATTGACTCGTGGACCACGGTCTCCGCACAACAAAGGCACGCACAAGTGGAAGCCGGGGAGAAAGAAGAGAGTATGAAGCAGATCAACGTGCCTGTTGAGGACGAAGTCTACGAAACGGCGAAGATCATGGCGGCGAAAGCTGGCATGATGCTGAAGGCGTGGGTAGCGCGGGCAATCCTGACACAGGCGGCAAAGGAGCGGAACGACGATGGAAACAGTTAGCGTAGACCTCGGCTGGTGGCCGGGTGTGGCGTATGTGATAGGGCTGGTGGTTGCGGTGCTGGCAATGTGGCGCTGGGATATGCGGCGGATGCGCAGGAAGCAGCGCGAACAGATGCGGCAGGAGGAATTGATGCGGCAACACGTGTCATTCCTGCATGGCAACGGGCAGGGGCGGAAGTCATGAGGGATATCCTGATGGCTCTCGGGGCCGTGGTGATCGGCGTTGCTTGCGCAGCGTTGCCGATGCTGGTGTTTCTGGTAGGTGGGCAATGAAGGTCGGATGTGTGATGCTGATGTCACCGGGCCGCGAGGCTTTCCAGCATCAGGCCGTGCGATGCTTCGACAGCCAGACCTATACCGGCGAACTCAGGCTACTGATGCTGCCTGCGGAACAGGGCAAGACCATCGGTGCGATGCGGAACCATGCGAACTCACTGCTCACCGATTGCGATATCGTGTGCCACTTTGACGATGACGACTGGAGCCACCCGAACCGGATCGCGGAGCAGGTTGCATTGCTGCAGGCGACCGGCGCGGATTGCGTAGGGTACAACGAGATGCTGTTCTGGCGTGAACGGGCACCGGAGCGACCGGGCGAATCGTGGCTGTACAGCAACCCGAACCCGCGTTACGCGCTCGGCACCAGCCTGTGTTACTGGCGCAAGGCGTGGGAGGCGCGACCGTTTCTAGACATCAATCACGGCGAAGATACGGAATGGCTGAAGGGATTGCGATGCGAGGCGGTCAGCAGCGGGAAGCCATCAAGCAGGGCAATCTACAGCGCCGATCTAATATCCATGATCGCCCGTATTCACAGCGGCAATAGCAGCAGCGCATACGACCCGCGAGAGATGGCAGAAAACGCTGGGCTGCCAGTGTTTGAGCGGCAGTGGTCACGGGTACCAGCGTGGGACAAGGTTTGCAGAAAGGTGATGGAGTGAGGCTTAATCTCGGATGTGCAGACCGTCGAATAGACGGATTTATCGGCGTAGATATCGCGCCGGGGCCGGAGGTAGACGAGATTGTAGACCTTGAGGGGCCGTGGCCGTGGCCGGATTCCAGCGTCTTGGAAGTGCGGGCGCATGACGTTGCGGAGCATATCGGAGATTGTCAGCACGTCCAAGATTGGGCGTGCACGAAGTGCATTGCTATGCGTTTCAGATTGGAACCGACAAGGCTTTTGTTTTTGCGTCACGATCTCGGGAGAATCCACTTTCTCAACGAGCTTTGCCGGGTGCTGGTATCTGGAGGACTGGCGACAATCGAAGTACCAGACGCGCTTCAGGGTGCCGGGTTTATTCAAGATCCGACGCACAAAACAGCATGGACGAGGAACATGTTTCAGTACTTCGGGGCCGGTATCGGTGGAGAGTTTGCGCATGGGCGGCTTTCAATCGGCTACGGCATCACGGCTAGATTCAACCTCGTGAGTCTGGACCGGCGCGAATATCAGGACACTTACGACAAGGTTTGGAAGATCATGGCAACACTACAGGCGGTAAAGTAGGATGGGGCTGTCAATTATCATCCCCAGCAAAAATCCGGTCAACCTTGCGGCCTGCATCACGGCTATCAGGGCGGCGGCCGAGACGTGTCGAATCATCGTAGTTGACGACGGGCTACCGAACTATAACCACGGCATCGGAGCCTATGTGGTGCAGGGGCACAAACCGTTCGTCTATGCGCGAAACATCAACCTCGGCATTGATGCAGCCGGTACCGATGACGTCATCCTGCTGAACGACGACGCGCTACTGAAGACTGAACGCGGGTTCACAAAGATGTGGGACCAAGCGAAGCGCCGGCCGCAATACGGCGTAATTGCATCGGCTTGCAACAACGTTGGCAACCCGCTGCAGAATCTGGTATCCGAACTGGCGAACGCGGATGCCGTGCGGGACGAGCACAGAACACTTTGCTTTACGTGCGTCCTGATTCCGCGGCGGGTGATAGATGCCGTGGGAATGCTCGACGAGCGGTTCGTGGATTACGGCATGGACGATGACGATTACTGCCTGCGCGTCCGATATCACGGACTCAGGCTGGCGATTTACGATGGCTGCTATTGCGACCACGGCAGCCTGACGAGCAGC